TAAATCGTAATTCTAAAATGGGTCTCGGACATAGTAAACCAAATGAACCAGTAACTAGTAATGTAACACCAGTAGTATTTAATGAAAATGTTCAACAATCGAGTGACAATATTAATAAAGTAGTACAAGAAATAAGTACTCTTATTGGTAATGCCGGATTTAAAGGAGCAGAAGATATTCCAAATCCAGAATCTTTTGTTGATGTTAATTCAGATAATCAACTAGAATTTTATGGTGGTACTTTTTCAGTTGATGCAAATTTACAAGAAACTTTAGTTGGTTCTTTAGAAGAAAGTTTATCAGCATTTTCTGATAATGAAGAATTTACAGGTGGTGCTGATAAAAGTACAGAAGTTAAAGTTTTACGATTATTACATGATGGTATTTCTAAATTAAATAATGAATATGGAAATATTTCTAATGCTATTAATGATAAAATTACAACCTTACATTCTTTACAGGTATTTTTAAAAAAAGGATTAAATAAATTATCTAATTTAGTAGATAATAATAAATCAGAAGCTAAAGTAATTACTGAAGTTCAAGAAGCTTTATTAAAAGAAATTGATCGTCAATTAATTCTTTTACAAAATTTAATTAAAGTTAATGTTAAACCAACTAAAGAAAGTTTAACTGAATTACTTAAAAAAAATAAAAATTTCACTAACTTAGCTGAAACTTTAGGAACTAGTTATAATACTGAAGAAGCTAGTGATCGTTTAGCTTTAGTTTTTACAAATATTTCTCAATTAGGATTAGCTGCTGAAAATGTTAAAGAAGCTTTAAAAACTTTAAATATTTCATTAAAAGAATATAGTAATGTAAAAGATGTTAAAACCTTAGAATCAAAAATTGCATCAGTTATGAAAAACGTAAAAGGTAAAAAAGTAAATGAATTAAATGATATTATGAAAGCAATTAAAGTTTTAAAAAATAACCATATTTCTCATGACCATATTGTTAAATGTTTAGAAAATTCTAAAAACTGTAATGTATCTAAAAAAGGTGGTCAAGAAGATGTTGAATCTTTCTTTGATAATGAAGGTGAAACTTTTGAAGGATCATTAGATACTGAATCGGTTGATGCTTTCTTTGATAATGAAGGTGAAACTTTTGAAGGTGGTGATTATACTAAACAAGTAGGACGTGTTGTTAAACAACGTAGCAAATCAGCATTATCAACTAGAGTTAAAACATACGAACAAACTATGAAAGAATTATATAGATCATTTATGAATCAAGTAAATTCTAACTTTAAAGAATTATCTACATTATTTGATATGTTATCTAATAAAATAGGAAGTGAAATAAGTTATGATGAAGATTTACAAATATTTATTCGTATGATTTCTGGATTAAATGAATCATTAGATAATGAAAAAATATTTTATGCATTAATTTCTTTAAATCATGAATTAGCAGGTAAAGAATTAAAAGATCGTTTTAATGATAATTTAAATAAAATTATTGTATCTAGTGATCAATTAAAAAATTATAAAATATTTACTGATATTACTAAAGTACTTAAATCATTTAAAGAAAATATTGATACTTATTCAGATACTGTTACAAACTTACAAAAATCAGAAGGACAAAAAACCGGTTCAAATGAAGAATTTATGTGGACTGATAAATTATTAGATGTTTCATTTTCTATTAATAATATTAAACTTATTAAAAACAGTATTAAAAAATTAACCTTTTTCGGAAAGGTCTCAAGTATTAAACAAAATCTTTTACGAATGAATAAAGAACATAAAGTAAATCAAGAAGATTATGATAAATTATTAGGTAAATCTATTGCTGTTAAATTATCTGAATTAAATAAAGAATATGTTGAAAATATCGACCGATTAAATGATAAAACTCGAGGACGTGGTTTACTTTTAGAACGTTATAATAGTGGTAAAAAACCAGATGATGATAATTATTTACCTCGTGGTTTAGTTGAAAATATTTATAAAATTCAATATGAAGCTCGTGAAGGTTTATATAAAACTATTGAAGCTGTTGATCTATATCTTATGAATTTTACTGAATTATTATCTGGACATCCTGAAGCTATTATGGATCTTAATAAAATGTTAGAACAAACTGAAATTATTGCTAAATGGTTTAATAAAAAATCAGTTGATAATTTAACTACTTTATTTGAAGATCAAATTGTACCTGAAACGGATAATAGTAAAATTATTCAAGATGTTAATAATATCATTAAATCATCTTTAAATTTACGAGAAATTAAATTTAATAAAACTTTAATGGCAAAAAATATTAAAGTTGCTTATGAACAATGTAAAAAAGCAATTAATTCAATTTCGACTTTAAAAAATATTATTTCTATGTTTGTTCATATTGGTGAAAAATTTGGTAATGAAAAATTAACATCAAAACTATTAATGGCTCCTAATCTAGTTTATAAAAATTTACTTAAATATATTTGGGTTAGTGCATTTACAATGGGATATGGAACAGCTGGTGGAAATCTTTCTGATGAAATAGTTGGTCAAACTAAAGGTGAATATGAATTAGAACGTGGTGACTTTAGTGCTTATTATGATATTTTATTTAGTACTATTGTTTTACCATTAGATGTATATAAAGAAATTGAAAATAAAGTATTTACACAATTAGATGCAAATTCTGTAGATAATGTAGAAAAAGCTTTAGTTAAAAAAGTTAAAGATCGTTTACAAAATAGAGATTTATTTATTGTTGATGATAAATATTTCATTTTAACTGTAAAAGCTATGGTTGGTAAAATTTTTACTGTTATTGATACACATTCTTTACTTAAAACGCCAGCTAAATTAGAAAATATTATGCGAAATCCTGTTCGTACAGTTATTGGTGCAAATGCAAGTCCTAAAGTAATACCTGAAGCTATGGAATTATATGTTCGTTTACCTTTATTAGTTGAATTTTATAAACATATTTTTGACAATGGTAATAACTCTTTTAAATATAATAAAAATAAAACTTTAAGTGATCTAGAAGTTATTGCATTCATTCCAGAAATTGGTACTATTTGGAGTGGTTTAATTCAATGTATCTTTGACGAATCTCGTTATATTGATCAAGGTATTTATAGCATTAATAACATGAAAAACATTGTTTATGAAATTAACAATATTTATACTCATTATGCTAAAACAGTTTCTAAAGATAAACTTGTACGTACAGTTGTATTAGATTTAATTGCTGAAGTAAATAGACGTTATGGTATTCTTAAAGAAAAGGATATTGCTGAATTTTATCAAATTAAAAAGAAATATACTAAATTCCCTGGTGATATGACATTAGATGAAAATGTTAATTTTGATATTTTAGATGAAAATAATGAATATCAATTAGAAGGGCCTAGTAGTATGTATGTAGAAAAATACTATAATAAATTATCTAATGAAAGTGCTATGTCTGTTAATGATATTAAAATGGTTAAAGATTTTAGAAATAAAATTTATAATGAATTATTCGCTGATATTAATACATTTAAAGATTTATCTACTAAATCATTTAATGAAAAAATTAAATTTTATAAAAATCAATTACATACATCTAGTAACGATGATAAAAAATTCGAATTAATTGCATCTGCTATTGATCAATCTAGTAATATTAATGCTTATAATGTTGATGTATATTTACTTTTCCATGAATATGTATTAAATCAAATCGATTTACTTGATTTTATGTATAATTATGTATATGCTACAATTGCTTACTTTAAAGATATGCATCAATCTAGAACATTTTCTAAATTATCTTTATTAAGTGAATCTCATAAATATTTCAATGATAATAATTTATTTAAAATTAAAATGATTTCTAATAAAAAATTTATTATTGATTATAGCAATTTACAAACAGTTACAGAAACATTTATTGAAAATATCAAATATATGTTATCTAAATTTAGAACTACTATCTGTAAAGAAATTTTTGATCAATATGAAACACGAGTATATCAATTAGAAAATAACTTCTTAAATATTATTATTAAAGATGATAATAATTCAGAAGGATATGCTACATTAACTAAATCAGTATATACTTTAGAACAATTAAATATCAATAATAATTTATATTTTAATAATGATACAGTTACTGATAATGTAGAAGAATTATATCGTCACATAGTATTTGGTAATAATACTACTGCTACTTTACTACGTCGTACTAATCCTTTATTAGTTGATGTTGCTAAAACTTATAATCCACAAACTCGTACATGGGCTAATAAAAATAATATGAATTATCTTGATTATGTATTACCTAATGATGATATTAAAAATAATAATTCATTTGTTAATAAATCCATTTTACAAAAATTCAATATGTTAATTTTTACATATTTAGAACAATTTTATAATTCATCAACTAAAAAGATTTATAGCAAATTATTTGATGAATTTGCTAATAAATCTATGAGTGCTGTTATATTTGAACAAGGTGGTATTCCTGATATATTTGAACAAGGTGGTATTAACAATATTGAAAATATTAATTATGCTGATGTAAATAATAATAATGTTTTAAGTATGACTATTGTTGTTGTATTACGTACTTTATTAACACGTAATACCAATGTTCAATTACCTATTAAATATCATTTATTAGATAATATATCTGATGTTTCTTCAGTTCAATTAGAAAAATATAAAGCTTATCTACCATTATTTGTTACTTATTTTGAACATTTAATTGAAGAAGCTTTAGTTTATAAAAAGATTTTAGATAGTCCACATATTACATTTGGAAATAATACTAATAATCTAAATGTTTCTAATGTATTACAAGATCCAAATAATTATAATATTACTGATGATACTGGTAATGTTGTTACTTTTTCAACTGCTTTATCTACATCTAATGGTAATGCTAATAATTCTAAAACAAAATTCCATGAAATGTTAAATAATATTATTAATGGCTCTCGTTCTATAATTAATGATGCTAAAACAGTATTAGCTGAAATTAATTATGTTCCACAATTTGGTAATTTACGTGATAATTTTATTAAAAACTTTTATAATAATAATAATCAATTACCATATATACCAATTTCTATTTTAAATAAAGTTGTTGATTATAATACTTCCAGTATTAATTTATTACCTGTTCATGCCATTAATTCTGATTTAAATAAATATATTTATGCTACTAATTATATTTTAAATAACCCAAATAATCTTCAAGAACAAGATGTTAATAATTATTTATGGTTAAAAGAACAAACTAAAGATTATAATAATAGTGCATTATCGACTAATACTATTGATACTAAAAAAATTAATTCTTTATTAACTGGATTTAATTCTATCATTAATTATGGATATATTGCTCAACATGTACATACTAATTTATATTATTCAAGTAATGTAAATCCAGCAGCACCAAGAGTTCCTCCTCGTGGTTTACCAGCTGGAGGTCCAGCAGCACCAGGTGGACCTGCAGGATTACCATATGGAGGTCCATCACCTGCTGCTCCTGGTCCACCAGGTGGATTACCATATGGAGGTCCAGCCCCAGCAGCTCCTGGTCCACCTGGGGGATTACCATATGGGGGTCCTGCAGCTCCAGGTGGTCCAGCCCCAGCCGCTCCTGGTGGTCCAGCCCCTGCAGCTCCAGGTGGTCCAGTACCAGGTGGTCCAGCTGATAATCCATGTCGTGCTACTGATACATATCCAACAGAAGCTGATTTAATTGACGCATTAGATGCTTTATTACCATTAGATAATGCAAATAGAGCACGACAAGTACTACGTATTATACGTGATGTTCATCCAGATAGAAATTTAGGTTGTCCTGAAGCATCAAATAGATATATTCGTATTGCTACTAATTGGAGAGATGTGAATGTTGCAGCGGCTGCTTTTGTTGGTGGATTTTATTTCACACAAGGATCTGTATCTATGAATAAATTAATTAATATTATTGAAAATCAATTAAATGAAAATAAAAAACATGAAATTGTTAAAGATATTTTAGGAACAGTATGTACAAGAGATCCAACTTTACGTGAATATAATTTAGATCGTAAACGTGCACGAATTTTAAATATCATTGATTTAAATGTTATGCCTATTAATATTCATGCATTATTAAGAGAAGTTCCATTAATTAATATATATAATTATGCGGCTGCTTTTGACGATACAGTTTCATTACTATTTAATATTAATCCTGACGCTTATAAAGTAACAGATGTTAATAAACAATATAAAGATTATGAATTATTAGGTGTATTATTACAAGATCCTTATTATATTAATCCATATATTAATGAAAATAATAGATATCAAAATTTAGTAAAAGAATATTTATCAGTTCCTGAAAATTCAAAAACAAACTTAAAAAATGTATATTTATCTGCTCCTAAATATTTGGTTAATGTAATGAATAATATGAGTAGTAAAGCTAATACTCAATATGATTTAGTTTATAATAATAAATTTTTACGTAATGTATTATTCTTAGTTAATATTCAACGTGTAATTCGATTAAAACTTAAATCAGCTGTATATGTTATTAATAATAATGTTGTATCTAATAATAATCTAATGAATATGCGTATTACTGAATTTGTTGATAAAAATGAAACTTCAATCAATGATGACGAATTTGAAATTGCAGATTTAATTTAATTAAATATTTATTTATATTAATTGTATATAAAATATGTTTTTTAATACTTCCGGATATATTATTGATATTAATCAAAAAAAAATAATTATTAGAATTATTGATGAAGACTTATTAATTAAATTTCAAAAAAATATAAATAAATTATATAAAGTAGAAAATGATATAAATTTAGAAAATAATATATATACATTTCATATTAATAAAAATACTAAATTTATTATATCAAATTTCACTTATAATAATTTATTAGACTTAAAAGGTATTTATATAACTCTGAGCGGTTATTCAAAATATTATTGTTTTCAATTGAATAATAATAATATTTTAAATGAAATAAATAATGAACTAGAAGAACAAAAAAATTATAAAAAAGGATATATATATATAATTAATAAAATATATAACTAATATAATTTAAAATTTTTCAAAAATGATTTTATCCAATTCATAATCATAATTATTAAAAAAGTCTTCATCTTTTAATATATTATTATATTCAGGAAAATAATCTATATAATCTATATATTCATATATTATTCTAATATTTTTTTGATTATTATCTAAAATATCTATATATTGTTTATTTAAATTGTTAATTTTATTATATTTAATAATATTATTATTACTATCTAAAATATGGCTATTATCTAATGCTATTTTATAATTACAATTTTCAATACATTTATAATTTTTTAAATTATTTGTGTCAATAGTAATTATTTCTATTTCCCATATAAAATTATTTTCTACTATAAAATTATTATCTAATAATTTTATAAGAAATAATTCTTTTTCGTTAATATTATATTCTGTTATAAATTTATGATTTGTATATACATTTAATAAAGTATAATCCATAGTATATTTTTTATATAAAATTATATAATTTAATGAATTATATATTTGATATTTATAATTAATAGTTTGCATATATTTAGTTTTTTCTATTATTTCTAAATTATAAAAATCATTATTAAGTAAATTACCGTCTAAATGTTTAAGATATAATTTATTTGTATAAGGAATACCATTAAAACAACAATAAATTAATTTATCTAATTTAAATTTTTTTGTAATTATGCTCAAATAGTTATTTTTTAATCTAGTTGAATAAATATGTCCTGTTGATAAATTTAATAAAAATCCTTTTTTATGTATGATAACCTGTTTATTACCAATATTAAAATGAATAATATTAACCATTATAATATTGATTATCAATTATATTATGATTATAATTCTAATAAATTAATTTCAATTTTTTATTCATTAGAATAATATTCTAAACTTTCTATAAAATGATAAAATAAAATATATGTTAAATTATCTGGTTTAAAATTATCAATATCATATGAAGTATCATTTAATAAATAAATATCATTATTATTAGATTGTGTATTTTTTCTAATTGATTTAGTAAAATAATGTCCATAATTCATATTACCTGAATGATGTATAGTAGATACTAATTTATAATAATATTTTTTATTAATAGATTTATTAATAAAATATAATTCATTTGGATAAAATATATTTGTTTTATTTAGATATTTATTAAAATTTATAACTATAATGGTAGGAACTAATATTAATCTATTAATTTTAATATTATAATTATTTAAATTACATTTATTACATGTATAATAATCTAAATTTGAATAATTATTTCTAATAAATTTATTTAAATTATGTAAATCACTATCTATTTTATAGGATAAAAAATTATTATTAATTGCTTTACTATCAATTTCAAATTGAATAGAAATATCATTTGATATATTATTTATATTTTTACATTTTTTACAATATATATCGCAATTATATTTATGATAAAATAAATTATAAATATGTTTATCATTAATTATATCTAATAATAATATTAATAATTCACCGGCATCTTCTTGATTATATCCAAATTTAATATTTTTAGTTTTTAATAATCTTAAAAATTCGTTAAATAAAACTAAATTATTTTTATCTATATTATTATCATGTTTTTTATTAGCTAAATATGATTTAATAATTTGAATATATAATTTAACAAACGAATTTGATTTAAATTTATCTTCATTATTTAATAAATATTCAGTAATACTTGTACAGCTATATAAAGCTTGTAATAAAGAATTAAAATAACAAATTATACTATTATTATATAATCCAAATGGCTGTAAAAAGTAATTTTCATCTAATTTAACTAACGTTTCTATCATTATAATTAATTATCTATTAAAAATAATATATCTATATCAATATACAATTAATTATCTAAATTATAAAAAAAAATGTCAGATCACGCAATTCAATTAGAAACACCTCGAGATTTAAATAATTCTTATTCTGAAGTTAATTCTTCAAGTCATTTTAAATGTCCAAATAAGACTGTAAGAGTATTTCTTGCAGAATCTTTTGGAATGTATTTATTTATTTTACTTTCTTTAGGTAATGTAGCAACCTTTGCTCTTTACCCAGAATCTAAATTAACTTGGGATGGTTTATCTATTTCTTGGGGATTAAATTTAATGTTTGGTATTTATGTTGCAAGCTTTAATTCTAATGCACATTTAAATCCAGCTGTAAGTTTATGTATGTATTTATATAATAAATCTATTAATGGTTTTGAATTATTTTTATATACTGCTGCACAATTTGTTGGTGCGTTTTTAGCAGCTGCAACTGTATATGGTATTTATTTTAACAGACTTGGTTCTGATGATGGATATTCTGGAGTATTTGTTACTTATAAAAATCCAACTATTACATTAACAGCTGCATTCTTTACTGAATTTTTAGGTACTGCTTTACTTGCAGGTGGAATTTTTGCATTATGTGATCATAAAAGTACAAAAGATCATCTACCAGTTTATGTAGGATTACTATTAACTACACTTACTTATGCATTTGGATTTCCTACTGCATTTTCTTGGAATCCTGCTCGTGATTTTGGACCTCGGGTTTTTACAGCTCTTGTTGGTTATAATTCATTTAGTTATATGGATCATTACTTTTGGGTACCTGTTATTGCACCATATCTTGGAGCTTTATTTGGTGTTTTTGTATATAAACTATTAATTCAATCACAATTATAAATAATAAAAAAAATAAAAAAAAACAATTAAAATAAGTATAATTATTTTTTTTTTTTTAAAATTATATATATAAATATATATCATAAATTAATTTATAATAAAAATATTAATATAAAATGGATCGAGCTAAAGAATTACAAAAAACAGCTACTGAAGAATTTAATAAATGCTATACACCTGAGAACCAAGCATGTATGAATAGAGCAATTATGGGCACAGCTATTGCATTTATTGCAGTTTTCTTAGTTTTATACTTTCTTTATAGAGCATATTTATGGGTTAAAAAATTACCTAGTAAATTAGTTAAAAAATCTAAATTTGAAGAGCCTGAAGTATATCAAGATGGTGAAGAATTTGAAGAGCCTGAAGTATATCAAGATGGTGAAGAATTTGAAAATGAAGAATTTGAAGAGCCTGAAGTATATCAAGATGGTGAAGAATTTGAAAATGAAGAATTTGAAGAACCTGAACCATTTAATAATGATTTACCAAATGAAAATGTTAAATTAAAAGAAGAAGGTAATTATAGTGAAGAATCATTACCATTAATGGCATTAGATAAATCAGTTATTCAACAACATAATAAATATGTTACTGAACGTAATAAAGTAACTAGTACAGCATCATTTCAACCTAGCCGAAGTGATACACAAGATGTAGTTCCTTTTGTTGGATTACGTAGACCTTCTTATTCAGTTAATGGTAAAGATTTAGTTGATGAAACTGCTCGTTCAGTTCCTACTGAATTAGATGCTGATAAATTAGCTAAACCTACTCAAATTTATTGGAAATAAAAAAATAATATAAAATTAATATAAAAATTATAATTTAAAATTATATGGTTTTTCTATATAATTTTTATTTGAATTAATATTCGCATAATATTTATTATAAATATAGTTATGAATTAATATATTTTTTTTTATTGATAAAATTAATATATAAATATTAAAAATTTCTTCTAGTATATTTTTATCTATTTTAATATATAAATTTAAATCATCTAAATCTATATTTAATTCATCTTCTTTAATTAATTCGTATATATCATTAATCTCTTCTGTTGAATTACATATATCATCTAAATTATATTTTTTTCTAATATGATTTACTAGATTAATAATATTCATATTATCAATATTAAATATATATTCAGATAAATTATATTGTGTAATTAAATTTAATATTTTTTGAATTAAATTATTTAATTTATTAGTTAAATTAGATATTTGAACTATATAATAAGATTTACTATCTGTATTATATAATTTTTGTATAATAACTTTATTATTTTTATATTTATTTAATAAATTCTTAGATATATTTTCAATTTCATGATTGATTGTTTTAATATATTCTTCAATATTATAATTTAAAATTTCATAAATATTATTATTATCTATTTCTTTTATTTTATAATTTGTATTTAATAAAAAGTTATATTTTTTATCATATATCTTTTTAGTTGTAGTAATTTCTTTATATTTATTATTAATTTCTTTATAAACCTTTTTAAATATTTTATTTCTATCTTTATAATTATTATTATATTGATCTGCTAATTTTAAAACATATTTTTGACATTGATTATATGTTTTATCTTCATCTATATCATTATTAATTATAATTTCAAATTCAGGATCATATGTAATTAGTCTAGCAAATTGTCCAGTTAATTGATTATCAAAATAATATTTTAAATCTATATCATAATTATATTTTTTTACTATATCTAAATATTCCATTTTATCAGATTTCTGTAAAGATATT